TTACAATAAATTTTATTATAAACCTTTGCCAACTTGTATTGAGGTAAGACAAAGTTCCATAGAGGGACTTGGTTTATTTGCTATAAATGACATTGATAAAGATTTTGATCTTGGTATGTCTCATATAAAAGTTCCGATAATTTGTGGTTATATTAGAACTCCTATAGGTGGTTTTTTAAATCATTCTAAAGATTATAATTGTGAATTATGTTTAGAGTTAGATTGGGACGATTATAAAACTTTTAATGTATATACAACAAAAAAAATTAAATCAGGAGAAGAATTAACATTAAATTATCATATAGATGATTTGATATACGAAGATTAAATTATGTCATATCTTATAAGCAATATGCCTCACTTCAAGTGTTGGGTAAGAAAAGAATTTACACATAATCATGAAAAGTATCACGGAGAATATTTACACGCTTTAGCTATAGCAGTAAATACAATACCTGATAGGTCTTTATCTTTTCAAGTAGTATTTACAGGTTGTGAACAAGATTTATATGATGAACCAATACCTAATATTCATGGTGGTGCTATGTGGGCTCGTATGCCAATTCAAGCTTTAGTTGCTGATATTGTTTTGGATAAATTTCCTAAATCAATGGAAAATCATTTAGTTCAGCCTTGGGACTGTGAATCAAGAGATCACTCAATAGTAACTTTAGAAAGAACTAGTTCTTCGCCATGGATAGCTAAAATAGATGGTGATTTTTATCAAGCAAAATATTTATTTACAGTTGATTATACTAATCATGAAATTGCAGATTGTCCGGCACAACATAAACAAAGTCATGTTATGTATATAACTGAAGATTGTGATTGGAAAGGCAACATAGTTGCTTTACCAAATAATAGAGTAAGAGTTACTAATCCTGCTTTATGGGTTACTGGTGAGGGTGCACCTGACTTTAAACCATCACAATATTTACATTCTGCTGAAGAACATGAAAGTTATATGGACCCTGAAATAACATTTAATAATTTATACGAAGAATAATGCCTTTAAAAAAATCACAAAGAAGTTTAAAAAAATGGACTGGTCAAAAATGGACTACTGCTAGTGGTAAAAAATCATCTGAAACAGGTGAAGTATATGCACCAAAAGCACAAATAGACAGACTTAAATCTACAGCAAAAGGTAGAAAAAAATTAGCAGCAGCAAACAGAAAAAAAAGAGCAGCAACTAGAGCAGGTAAACAACACGCAAGACATGGTTTACATAAAGGTAAAAAACGATAATGTATGAATATAATTGTTCAGTTGATAAAGTTGTTGATGGCGATACAGTAGATGTTACTATTGATTTGGGTTTTAAAATATTTCATAAATCAAGAGTAAGAATGTTTGGTATTGATTGTCCTGAGTCAAGAACAAGAAACCTAGATGAAAAAGCAAGAGGATTATTAGCCAAAAGCTTTCTTAAAGAATCTATAGATAAATCTAAAAAAATTATTATTAGAACTCAAAAAGATTCTAAAGGTAAATATGGCAGAGTTTTAGGTGAGTTAATAATAGATGATATAAATATTAACAAGTTAATGGTTAAAAAATATTTAGCTGTAGCTTATACCGGACAAAGTAAAGATGATATTGAATCAGAACATATTAAGAATAAACAAAAACTTTTAGAGTTAGGAGTATATACAGAAATATATAATGGACGATCATAGAAACAGATTTTCAGGGGACATGGATAGAAATGAAGTGGAAATGGACTTAAGTAAGTTCATGGCTATGATCGAAGAAATATCACAATTAAAAGATAAAATTAGAGATTTAGAAGATGATGAAAGAGTAAATCCGCATCAAAGATGGATACATTTAGCTAAAGCTATAGACTCATGGAGAATATTTCCTAGAGTATTTGTAGGTGTTTATATCTTTCTTTTATATGAAGTTGTCATGTGGTTTATGCAGTTGCCTGAGCCTAACTTAGAACAATCAGCTTTAGTTTCTATAGTTGTGGGTGCTATGGCAGCAGTCTTTGGAATATACGCAGGAACATCAGGACAAAGTAAAAAATTTAAAGGTGAAGATTAATGAACGATAAAGAACAACGCAGACATGATAATATTATTGTGTGGTGTTTTTTTATGTTTTGGATAGTATTTTTAGCAGGTTTTAGTTCTGTTGCCAGTTCTCAATCCACGCAACAAACTGGTACAGCTTGTGATAATGGTACGCAATACTGTGAAAACAATAACCTCTACACAACTAATGAAACAACTACAAATAATACAAATACAAATAGCAATACAAATGTAAATACGAATACCACAACCACAAACAATACAAATAGTTCTGTAAATCAAAATACAAATGTAAATACTTCTTCTGCGACTAACACAAATATTTCAACGAATACGAATGTAAATACGAATGTTAATACGACAAGTTCGACTGCTACATCAAATAATACTAATACTAATGTAAATACTTCAACTAGCACATCTAATGTTAATTCTTCGGTAAATCAAGTAGTTAGCAATACAAATGTAAATACATCAACTAGCACATCAGATAACACAAATACTAATATAAATCAGTCAACATCTGAATCTAATGTACAAACTAATAATGTGAACCAAAATAATAATAATACAGTTAGTAATAATACAAATCGTAATATTAATCAATCAAGTAGCACTCAAACCATTAGGCAAGAGATTAAAAGTGAAGCACCACCAGCTAGTGCTATTGCACCATCTATAATGTCATATTCACAAGATTTATGTACTACAGGTGTATCAGGTGCTTTTCAAGGACAAGTATTTGGTTTAAGTGGTGGTAAGTCTGTTAGAGATATGAATTGTGAAAGATTAAAATTGAGTAAATATTTATTTGATATGGGAATGAAAGTAGCAGCCATATCCTTACTAGCCCAAGATGAAAGAGTGTTTAAAGCTATGTGGGAAGCTGGTACACCAGCACCATACGAGGGTAAAATAGGTGAGGAAGCAAAAGCATTATGGTTAAAAAATCCACAAAAAAGACCTGATAAAGAAAGTTTTGAAAAAGAGTTTGTAGATTCTTGTACACAAGAAAACAATCCTAATAGAGATAGAATCAAAGCTGATGTTGTTGGTTTGATAAGTAAAGTAGTTGTTAATAAGAAAAAATCAAAAGCACAATGCAAAAAAGAACTTTATGGTGGGTAATATGTTTGTGCCTAAATATTCAGGCACAATATATATACGAGGCAAATCAAGACCTTTATCAATTACAAAAAAATGCAAATAACTTTGAAGGTGAGTTAGCTTATTCAGTAGGCGATGATCAACTTTCAACAAATATAAACCTTACATTTAACTTTAACTTTTATGGACAGACTTTTGATTCTGCTCGTATGGCAACTAATGGTTGTTTACACTTTGGGTTAGGCACAGGTAATATTAATTATAATAATTATTGTGGGGACTACACTCCTGATCCTATAGGCTCTCAATATACATACACCATGTTCCCCTTTTGGACTGACCTTATAAGAGATAGCAACTCTCGTATGAAGTCTTGGGGCGATAATACTAAGATGATATTTGGTTGGTATGACATGAGAGAGTATAACCGCAACTCTGATAATAGTTTTGAAGTAATACTTTATCCAAATAATACTTTCGAGTATAGATATGATGAATTAGATATTATTAATCACGATGTAATTATTGGCGAAGTAGGTGCTAATTCTACACAAGTTTATCAATATTTATTTCATGACGAATGTAATACAGGCACAACAAATAGTAGTGCTTGTGTAAATACAAACTGGAATAATACATCTTCTAATACTTTGCTTGAGGGTGGTGGTAGTTTATACGGAGTAGGTAGCGGTAATGGTATTGATTGTTCTGATCCTTTAAATAACAGCAGTTGTGCAGGATATGCAGATGCTTTTTTAAATCAACAATGCAATATAAGTCAGCTTTATAGTCAATCATGCCCTAACTATTGGGAAGCTTATGATAGGCAACAATGTGATGAAGACCCTCAATACGCACCATTTTGTGCTGGATATAGACAAGAAGAATCAGTAGCTTTCTTTAATGAAGAGTCTGTTGATTATGGTTTTATAGACGAACAAGAACAATTTGCCACAGGCATATTTGTAGAAGAACATCAAGGTGATAGGCATGAACCTGAGTTTACTGTTATAGAGGTATTTGAAGAAGAAATGTTTCCACCTTTTGAAGATTTTCATCATGATGAAATACATGAATATTTTGATCATGATGCAGAAGAATTGATAATATTTTTTGAACCTGAACCTATACCTTTTATAGATGATTTTCATAGACATGATGATTTTTTGCCTCAAGAAGATATATTTGTAGAACAATTTATTTTGCAAGAAACTTTATTTGTAGAAGATTTTACAGAACCTGAAAACTTTTTAGTTATTAATACTATAGAAGAACTTGATGAATGGTATGAAGAAGAAAGAAGAGAACATCAAGATAATCATAGAGAAGAAAGAGTAGTAGATAATGATGAACCTCAAGAAGAATTTAGAGAAGAAATATTTGAAGAAGAGGCAGTAGAAGATGTATTTGAAGACTTAGAAGAGGTCTTTGAAGAACTAGAAGAAGAAATATTAGTAGAAGAAGATATACAAGATATAGAAGATGAATTAATAGAAGAAATAGAAGTTATAGAAAATGAGTCTCCTACTGGTAATAAAAAGCTTAGGGTTGTAGCACTTAATGTTATAAGCAAAGCTTTACAAACTGCATCATCTAGTGTGAATACAGGATCATTAAGTAGTCAATCTTTAGCCTCAGGCAATAATAGTAGTTTGAATATTTCTAATCAAAATTCTACATCTTCATCTAGTGGTGGTATTAGCACATCAAGTTCACCTAGTATATCTGATCAAATTGCTAGTGCTACTGCACAGAATAATCAAATATTATCTATGAGTTCTGATGTAGGAAATGTGAATGTTAATATAACTCCCATGAATACTGTAGATGGTAGTGCAGAGGTTATAATGGCAGATGTGCAAGTGCAAAATGTACAAGGTGAAATTGATACAGCGTTGAGTGGTGTTATGACACAATCAGAAGCAGATCAGATAGCAGATCAAATAATTGCACAAAATATTCAGGCTCAACAAGAAGAAATGCAAGAAGAACAACAAGCAACAGGTAAATATGGTGATGAATCAGGATTGGTTGCTTTGATAGGGTATGTACCACAATTTAATAGTTATACAGAATATATTATACCTGATGCTAATAGTTGGTATGCTTCTCAAGATATATATACCTCTGCTAAAATAAATGACAATATAAATGCTTTTTATAATTATGCGAGTCAAAATATAAATAACTTACAAAGCATGATTGATAATCAGCCTAAAATTTGGAGATAAACATGGATTGGTTTCAAAGTAAAACAGGACAAATTATAGCTTTAGTATCAATAGTAGGCACATTAGCTGGGTTTGGTTATACAGGTGCGACATATGTAAATAGATTAGAAAACCTTGAAGCTAAGATTGGTGGAGTTGATGAGGCTGAAGATGAAATGAAAATTATTGAGGAACGCTTTGCTTCTATAGAAACATCTGTTCAGTTTTTGGAAAAAGAAATAGACAATATTGAAGTGCCTGATGTAACTGAAATAAAAACAGATATAGCTACTATTAAGGCTGATTTACAAAGTTTGGATAAACAAGTAGATGAAATCAAAGACGACAATAAAAATCCATTAGCAGGGTGAGTAAAGTTCTTTTAGGTGTTGTAGGTGTTCTTTTATTAGGTCTGTATTATTTTTATAGTCAAAATCAAATACTTGTTGCAAATAATTCAGAACTAAAAAATGCAGTATCAACTCAGGAAGAAACTATAAAATCTTTACAAAAAGATTTTGAATTACAAACAAAACAACTACAAGATTTAACAGTTAAAAGCCAAGTAGCACAAAGAGAGCTTAATAGATACACACAGTTTATACAAAATTATGAACTAGCATCAAAAATATTAACTGATCCTAAAGAGATGGAAAGGAAGATAAATAATGGTACAAAACATATCATGGAAGACATTGAACAGATTAGCATTACTGTTGATGATCTCGATAATGGTTTGCAGTTGCAGTCTAATACCAACTAGCCCAATACAAATAAGTTCAAAGTCTATAAATAGAACTATAGTTCAACCTATAATGCCTAGAGAAATAGATTTAAAACAACCTGAATGGATAGCTATAACTCCTGAAAATTTAGAAGAACAACTAGCTAGAATAGAAAAACAAGAGGGTGAATTAGTATTTTTAGCTATGACAATTCCTGACTATGAGATCATGGCATACAATATGCAAGAAATTAAAAGATACATAACTGAGTTAAAAGATGTAGTTGTTTATTATAGAAAGGTTACTGTGGAGAATAATTAAATGAATATATCAAATGAAGGCATATCTTTAATTAAAAAATTTGAGGGTTGTGAATTAGAATCTTATCAAGATAGTGTTGGCGTTTGGACTATTGGTTATGGTCATACTAAAAATATAAAAGAAGGTATGACAATATCCAAAGAACAGGCAGACAATATGTTATTAAATGAACTTGATGAATATTGTGAATATGTTGAAAAGGCAGTAGATGTTACTTTAAAACAATGTGAGTTTGATGCACTTGTAGCATGGACTTACAATTTAGGACCAACTAATTTAAATAAAAGTACTATGTTAAAAAAATTAAATAATAAAGAATATCAAGATGTTCCACATGAAATAAAAAGATGGAATAAAGCTGGTGGCAAAGTTTTACAGGGTTTGGTTAGAAGAAGAGAAGCAGAATCACTTTTGTTTCAAGGTAAAGACTGGACAGAAATATAATGCCATTTTCTAAATTTATATTCAGACCCGGAATAAATAAAGAGGGAACAAACTACTCTAATGAGGGTGGTTGGTTTGATGCAGATAAAGTTAGATTTAGAAAAGGTAGACCTGAAAGAATAGGTGGTTGGGAGAAAAATACCAGCAATTCTTTTATAGGAACTTGTAGGAAGATACATACTTACAAAGATGCAGAACAATCTCAGTATAATATTTTAGGTACACATCAAAAGTTATATGCTCAAGAAGGTACTACATTTAATGATATAACTCCTATAAGACTTACAACTGGTGCAGGTGATGCAACTTTTTCTGCATCAAATGGTGATGCTACTATTACTGTAACTGAAAGTAGTCATGGTGCTGTAAAAGGTGATTTTGTTACATTTAGTAGTGCAGCTAGTTTAGGTGGCAACATTACTTCAACAGTATTAAATCAAGAGTATCAAATAGATACTGTTGTAAATGCAAATTCTTTTACGATAGAAGCAAAAGATACTAGCGGTAGTGAGGTATTAGCTAACTCTAGTGATACAGGTAATGGTGGTTCAAGTACAGTAGCTGTATATCAAATAAATACAGGACTAGATTTTTATGTTCCATATAGTGGATTTGGCTCAGGTTCTTGGGGAGATGGGAACTGGGGCGAATCACCAGCGTTATCACTTACTAATAATTTAAGACTGTGGAGTATAGATAATTTTGGTGATGATACAATAGCAGCACCAAGATATGGCACTATATACTATTGGGACGAATCCTCAGGTACATCAACGAGAGCAGTAACGGCAAGTAGCAGAGCGGGTGCGAGTAATGTGCCAACTGCTGTATTTCAGATTATGATGTCAGATATAGATCGTCATGTTATAGCTTTTGGTTGCAATCCTATAGGTTCATCAAATATTGATCCTTTACTAGTCAGATTTTCTGATGCAGAAAGTGCAGTAGATTGGACACCAACAGCGACTAACTCAGCAGGTGGTGTGCAACTTTCTACTGGTAGTACGATTATAGGTGCATTAAGAACTAGACAAGAAATATTAATATGGACAGATGTTGGCATAGTATCTATGAGATTTGTTGGTGCACCATTTATATTTTCGTTTAATGAAGTAGCAACAGGTATGTCTATGATATCTCCTAATGCTGCAACTACTGTAGGTAATGTAGTTTACTTTATGGATAATGGTGCATTTTATCAATATGGTGGTAGTGCTAAAAGATTACCATGTTCTGTTTTAGATCATATATTTAGTGATTTTAATTATACTCAAGCTTACAAGGTATTTTCTGCTGCAATACCTACACACAATGAAGTAATTTGGTTTTATCCTAGTAGTTCTTCTCAAGAAATAAATCGTTATGTAATTTATAATTATTTAGAAGAATCTTGGAGTATAGGCACAACTGATGATGGATTTACAAGAACTGCTTGGAATCCAGCTTATATATTAAACTATCCAATAGCAGCAGGTAAGTTAGATGATACAAATATAAATTATTTGTATAACCATGAGTTTGGACATAGTGCAGATGGTTCAAATTTTACAGCATTTATAGAATCATCAGATTTTGATTTAGACCCTGATGGCGAAAAGTTTATGTTTATATCTAAACTGATACCTGATTTAGAATATAGAGGCTCTACAGATACAGCTAACACAGTAAACTTTGTTATAAAAGGTAGAAATTTTCCATTAGAAAGTTTATCTACTTTGCAAACTGTAGCAGTAACACCTAACTCTACATTTACTAATACTAGGGCAAGGACAAGACAAAGTGCAATAT